TAGACACAATCATTATTATCCATATAACCAATCTCACTATCTCCTGTAGAAGGGTTAGTAAGGAAGAATATATGTTTAGCCTGTTCATTAATGAAGTGTGTGCCTATAAGATGATAGTCTTCAGGAAAGTTTAGACATAGCTCGTTACCTGGCTCATTCTGATAGTTAACAGAGTTTGAGTCAAAGTTTTCAACAGCAGCATTCAATGCATAGGTTAATTGACCTTTAGGAATCTGATTAACAGTTCTGTCAAGGTTCAACCCTGTTTGAGCAGCAGTTCTCTCCTGAATTATATTAGTTGTTCCTTCTCCAGCCATATCTACCTACTCTGTTTGGAAGTTCATACATATTAAACCTATTAAGGTCATTCTTAATTCTGCGTTGCTTAGTCCAGGCATCTTGTTTCTTGATCTCGATGTCTGCCATTATGAAAGCTTCGTCAGAAAGGTTTTTATAGTAACCTAACTTCTTTTGGATTTGATCAAACGTTTCATCATTTATTTGATTTGCCAGAGTTTCAAAAACTTTATATTTAATGAATGCTTCAATATATTCCCTGATACGAAAGTTATCTGGAATCATTTGGTTATCATTACCATCATATGCTGTAGCATAGAATATAAGATGTACAACACCATTTCTAAAATTGGTAACAAATTTATTACCTCTTATGTCGAATGAATCATATCCTGCAGATCCAGGAGTGAATTCGTGTAATGGTGCAGGGGCACTTACAAATTCCCAAGCATCTGTATAACTAACATCACAATTACCTCTTGCAGATATTGTTCCTGGTTTCAACAAATATGATCTTTGGAAAGATCTTGTCATTTGCTGATTTGTTTTGAACACAGCTTGAATAAGTTCAGGCATACATGTTCCATCACAACCAGGGTTTGTACAGTTTAAGTTAGTACAAGGTTGACCTCCAGAAATAACAGGACTAACCTGAATAGTGGTTTGGTCAACAGCTTGAGAATAAAAAGAGTTTGGTGTTTGGTAAGGATCCTGAGGAATCTCTGTACACATCCACGCTTCTCTTGCAGCATAGAAGTTGTCTGGAAGCCTAGCTTCAAAGTCTTCAATGTACAAGATTTGTTCGCTAATTACATAAGTTGCTCTTCCTAACTTTCTAAGACATTTGTCTAGATAAGTAGGGAACATCAAGTCATCCACTGCTCCTGTATCAAAGTAGGATTTAAGTTCCTCCTTAACAGTAGAGTAGACTGGTTCAGGGCTGATAAAATTATACTTATAGTAATTTGACATCTATATTATTTTTTCCATTCACGATAAATATGTTGATATTTGTCGTTGGTTTTTATGTAGTGCGATAGAAGTCTGGAGGTAGTTCTTGATGGTTTGAAATACCAAAGATCTGTATGTTTGAGTCTAGCTGTTTCTTTAAACCAAACCCATCCAAAAAAGTAACCTTCTGTATGATAGTTGAAGTTGTAAATAACCTTTCCTTTCTCTTTAGTTCTTTGCCAGTCTATAGGAAGATTGACAAACTCTTTTCCATCAACACCTTTCATCTTTCTTCTCTTCTTTTTGTTGATAGAAAACTCACCAAATCCAAAAGGGAGCTTTGCTCGCTCTCCAGTTTCTAATATGTAATTTTTGAAAGACTCGTTGAATGTGTAAACAATGTTTTTCCACTCATCAAATGAAATCTTTACCTCAGGATGTTTCTTACAGAAGTTGTTATAGTTTTCTCTACTTGAACTTCTCCAGTCTATTTTTACTCTCATTAGCTAGTTGGTTTAGCATTTGGTGCTTGACCATCTACGCCATCCTGGGTCATATCTGTTTTAATTCTGAAATATGTTGCTAACAATTTTTGTGAAGTAAGTTCTAGAACTTGCTTCTCTAAGTACCCAGGAACAGCATATGGTTTATCCAATGGATTCTTGCACCATTCTTCGTTTGTATATTCTTTTCCACAATCACATTCTGGAAACATAATCTCATTAGGAACATCTTCCTCAAACAAAGCAGAAATTCTTACTGTCTGAAGAAGTGGATTGCTAACATATAGATATCCATTCATTATCCAGTAGTAGGTTTCTCTTTTTACAATTGGAAGCTTAATCAAGTTAACATATCTGTTCACTGTGATTTCTTTAAACTTAGTTCCTCTTCCACTCATAGCATTGATAGAATATACACCTTGGATGATGTATTGATAGTTACCTTCTGCTATACGAGGGAGTTTATACTTGCTCCTTGAGACAGTACAAGGATCAGCAAAGTCACAACATTCAGAAATAGGAACTTGCACCATTTCTAAACAAGGAATGGTGGTAAACAAAGTATCAGTAGCCCAAAGCTTCCTGAGGTTTGTTTCTCTTTTGATTAGTAAAAGAGAATTATTCTTAACTTCAGATGCAATAGCTCTATCAGTGATAAGGTTGTCTGTTGACAACAACTTATGCATTGAGCGTACATCTGAAACTAATTTTCTTAATGTTGACATTATAAATATTGTTTGAATATGTTTGTCATTCCGTTATCTTCTTCTATTAGGAATGCAGTAACTTCAGCCTTCGCACACGTGTATCCATTCTTTTCATCCCATGAACTTTTAGCACTAGAAAAAGCTGGAATTTGATAAAACTTGATTCCATTAAAATCCTGACTCAACTCATGATGTTTATCTCCTGTGAATATGTAGAAGTTGGTATGATAAGACCATTCATCTCTATATTCCATTGGAAAGATTGCAGCTAGCTTTGCTGGCTTTATTGCATCTCCATGATTGAACATTAACGCACTTTCTCCAAAGCTTATGTATTTTCTATATCTAGGAGAACAATCAAATGTTAACCTATCAGTGTTTCTAAAGTAGGTTTGCAACCATGTTATTAGATGCCATCCTACATACTCATCATGGTTTCCTGCTACATATACAACATCTACGTTATTTGCATTCTGTAACAGGAGGGAGATCATTTGAACTTCATATTCACAGATCCTTTGGAAGGATTCATGATATGGTAGGATGTTAGTTTGTGGAGTTCCTTTTGTTGTAGTGTTTGTGAACTCACTATTAAACTCATCCGATCCAATGATGTAAATTAGTTTTTCGAGATTATTTGACAGAGTAGCTTGGTTCAAAATTATTTCCACCTTCTCAAGTATACCACCAAATCTATCGTTTATGTTGTTATCACCATAAACATCATACTTGTTGAGATGTGAATCTTGTTTGTTAATCACAAGACAAGCTTCGCTTTTCCCAGTGATGTATTTAGGAGCAACGATATCTGGAGAACATGGTTTGTATTCATTCAAGAAATCTACAAAAGCATTTTGAAACACCTGACCTTCAGTTTTCTTACCAAGCCAAGCCTTTACTTGCCAATGTGGATTTGAACCATTTCCCCAGTAGTTCTGGACATATTTAGTTATTTCCCACTTACTTGTATCAATCTTACACTTTTCAATAAGATCCTCCAGAGAACGAATTTCTTCTGGACTATTGAACACTATCTCACCTGTACCCTTGATTAAATCTTCCTCAAATCTTACAACAGCTTCTTCAAGCTGATCTATGTAATGTGAAACCTCTGCCTCATTTCTTACCACCTCACTCTTTCTAATTTCTTTTAATAACGCATCCACCTCATCTTCTGTAATCCCTAGTTTTTCTGCATAAAACTTTTTACTTTTCTTCCAGTTTAGCATTTGTTGCAACTGTTCTAAGAGATGCTGGTTCCCTACCATTGGACTAGATTTTAGTTAAAATTACAGTAAAGGTACGAACAATTTTTGAAATTCTCCAAATTTATTTAACCAAATAGATTATCTGTAATAACCAAATTGGTTATAATTTAAACAAAAACTCCCAGGGTAGAAACCCCAGGAGATACCCTGTAAAACCAACAAAACAGGGTTTTTGATAATTTATGGTGCTACCGTGGTGGTAGTTGTGGTTGTGTAAGAGGCACAAAGGTTAGCTATCTCACAGAAAGCTGTAAGAAGGGAAACATTTGTTGCAATTGTTTGTAATAATGTTTCTGCTAAGGTTACTGGATCCAACTCTGCGTCAATCTTTTCTAAAACCAGATTCAGGTTATCATTAGTATTGACACCTGTATTTGGCAGATTTGGACCATTATAACATATTAAATTTGTTGATATTGGATAGCCAGCAAACCATCCGTTGTTACACTTCTTTGGATATACAGTGTTGACAACCAATGGATTACATGGTGAACCTGGAGTACAAGCCATTTATTTAGAGTTTATTTGTTAAGGAATGTACATAATATAATAGCAAGCAAGAACAGGTTGAATGTTGCTATGTGGGCTTCCACTTCCAGTGTTAGCAATTGAAACGCTAATATTTGAACCAGAGGCACTTGTTAAACCTAAACTTGCTCCACTCAAAGCAGATGAACGCATTGCATATTCTTCTCCTGATGTACCAAATGAGCTTTCTTTAGCAATACTTGTTGTATTTGTAGGAAGAACACCAGTTGTATCAACAGCATCTGCTAATGTAAAGTGGGTGTGTCCAGCATCAATTACAGTGACACCATGTGTATGTGAAGGAAGTTGAGAAGTGTTCAAAGACACAGTGTTTGCACCAGCTGTTCCATTGAGAGCATAGTTAGGGTTTGTAGGGGTTGCTGGATCCACTACTGGATCAAGAGCTCCACCACCTACACCAACAATAGCACCCACAGCAGCTCTACCACGTTTGTCAGGTGTTCCATTGTTACCATTACAGAGGTAGATTTTCTCCCAGTCACCTAGTCCTGCACCTGTTACATCAAAGTTTCCTGTAAGAGGTCCGTAGTATTCAACCACTGTATAAGGAACCATCTTGGTGTAATACTTTGTACCATCAGGAGATACACTAGCAAGGTAAGCAGCAATTAATGTATTAAGATCTGCAAGCTTTACATAGTTGGTATCAACATCTAAAGCAAGAGCTGCAAGTTCTACATCTATGTCACAAAGCTTTGTAATAACTGCTTGCAACACAGCATGTGTGTCTGAAGAAGGCGTAACACCTACTAAACAGTCTACATCATAATCAGCATTCAATGTTGTGATGTCAGCAGCAAGTAAATCAACTTGTACCTGCAGATCACAAGCAGCTTTGATGAGAGCTGTAATGTAGTCATTCAATGTAAACTCACCACAATCAGGAAGATATTGTTGAACAAGATTACAGATGATTAGAGGATCAACAATAGGTTTGATTCCTACACCATTTAAAGTGGATGTAAGAAACTCTATTAAAGAAGATTCTACGAGTGATAGAGAATCACCTGATAGAATACCTAGAGCAGGTACATCTAATCCTGTATATCTCACACACCTATCTGAGACAATCTCAGTGCATCCGTTGTAACAGTTTGAACAAGACATTTGTATAATTTATTTATTGATTAATATTTTAACTCTACTAGCTATTCTTTCTATGGAATATGATCCAGCATATTCTGGGCTACAATACTTGTAAGTAAGTATTCTTTTGTAGTTGAGAAGATCCCAAATCACTGTTCCTGGAACAGGCCAGTTTAATTGAAACACAATATTGTTATATTCATTCTTAGCTAGTTCTGTAAGCTTGCAATCAATATCTGCAAGCAATGCAGGAACGCTAGAACAATCAACGCAATTTGTAAGCCTTGGATATAACATTCTTTATTCTTTTAGTAGCTTGTTTAATAGCATTGTTGCAAGCTGAACATAGACCGTTTATCAATTGACAGCCACATCCAACTTTAACACCGCAGTTTCTACAGTTTGCCATATTAATAGAAATTGTTTACATAATTGTTACCATAGCAATTACACCTATTTGCTATGAATTGGTTTAACATCATATTTGCTTGATTGTACAGTTTATTAGCTGTATCAATAGCACAATTATTTGCAGCAGCAATAGATCCTTGTATGAAGTAATAGATGCTGTTTAGATCAACCATCTGTTGTTTTCTAATAGCTGCATCACATTCCATCATATCAAGCTTCATGAATGCACTATCAAACTTCTCTTGAAGTTGATCAACACGCATTATTGTTTTCTGCACAAAGTTCTGATATGCAGGAGCAACAGAGTATTTAATATAATAAACTCCATCAGGAAGTGGTAACAGAGGATCACCAACTGAAGTTATTCCTAATGAAGCAGTAGTGTAAATGTTGAAGTCATTTATGTTAAATGGAAGGCTGACTAGACCAAATCCTGGAACATCTATCTCTATTGTAGGAGAGCTAACAGGAGGAGCTGCTGGGTAAGTTGATGCATCAGCAATACCCAACGTTTGTACGTTGTATGTAGGAATTACTAAAAAATCTAATTTCAAGTCTGCCATGTTCTTCTAAATAAATAAGCCAGAGGATTTGAGAAGATCCTCTCACCCTCTGGCTTAGGTTATATGATATTGTTTCTACCTCTTATTAAGGAACAAGAGTGGTAGTGCTTGAAGTTGTAGGCCATACAGTGGTAGTTGTAGATGTAGTGCTTACACAAGCATTATCATCAGCAACAAGACCAAGACCAGCCTCAAGAACAGCCTGAATTGCAGCACTCAAAGCTTGAGGAGCAGCAATGATTACAGTGCTATCTTCCTTGATGTAGTCACCCCAAGAATAAGCAGATTTGTCATATTCGTTGAACTTGATGTAGAAGGTATCATAGGTAGTACCGTCAGAAACCCAAGACTCAAAGTTCTCGTTGTAACCTGCCATTCTGTAAAGATGCTTCAAGTAACCTGCTTGATAGCTATAGAAGTTCTTCTCGAGCTGCTTGATCTCATCAGAAGTACCTGAAGGATAAGAAGCACGCTGAATAACTTGAGCATCAGCAACAATGTTACAAGCATCTGCTACGATGAAGTCAGCAGTAGTAGCTGGTCCACTGTACACGAAAGTACGGAACCACATTCTGTCATACTCCCAAGGGAATGCAGCAACGTCACAAGGCTGACCATACTTGGTAAGAGGCTTACCAGAAATACGGAGGATAGCATTTTGATCGTTACCAATTCTTTGGAATTGATAGAAATCGTTGAAGTTGATGTTGTCTGGGTTGTTACCAGGAGCCTGAAGAGTCAATTGATAGATGAACTGATCAATCAATGCAGGTACATCAACATTAGTACAAGGGTCACCACCACACTCGCAACAAGGAGCTTGAACTGTTACAGAACGAGTGAAACCATTGAAATACAAAGTATCAAGGTAAGAAGAGTGTGCACGAAGTGTAAGTGTTACGATATCACCACACTGTACATTCCAACCAGATACATCTGTTACTTGGGTAGCAGGAAGAGGACAACCACTTACTTTGTACCACTCAGTAACGTTAGATTTACAGCTACCATCAACGCAACCAGCGATCTTATCAGAACGCTTTGAACCTTGAAGATATGTGTTTGTTCTACCTTGAGCTAAATAGAAGTATGGTTTAGCAGCGATGTTACCAGCGTTTGCAACACTGTAATCACTCCTAAAGATACCAAATTGACCTGCGGTCAAGTCTTGCGTAGAACCAGAGCTAGGTAGAGAGTTTCCTACTGGAACTACGAAGAGCGTAGTTAATGAAAAATCAGCCATTTTGTGCTATTTTAATGATTAAAAAACTTATTCGTTTGTCTGTATCCTATAGATTGAACTCTGGACAGCAGACTGATTTTCGGTGTACATTGCAAGGTTTTGAACTGTCAAGTCTAGAAGTTCATCCTCTAGATAAGTCTCAAGTTCGCAGTCTTGATTGAATGATGGTGTACCATCAAGCATGATGTATCCCTCTTTGTTAATATACTGAGGATACCTCATGTACATTATGTAAATTTTAGTTGGTATGAACGTACCATCTGTAAAGACACTTATCTGATCAGATGATAAGAAGTTAAAGGTTTCTTGATATTCAAAAGATGGTTTGTAATGATCGTTATTCAAAATGAATTGCAAATCACCATGCTTTGCTAAATCTCTATTAACCCATATCACCCTGTCCTTACATCTTCCTTTATCAGCCAATATGTAACTATCTAAATAAAACATATATTTAGGAGTCAATGCATGCAATGATGCTGCATATTGGTGAACCTCTTCGTTCATTAGAGTAAGATCAAGAGGTTGATGATTATAAGATTCTACTAAACTCTGGAGATCTTCATACCTTTTCTTAAAGGCATCCAATCCCAGACCAGAAACAGTACTTATACCATCAACCTTTTGCTTTATTAATTTAATCTGAGCTTCATTCAAAGCCAAGATTTTATCTTCTAATACTATCTGCTGATGTTCGTTGGTTGATAGCTTATTTAGTTTCTGATCTATCTTGTACAACAAACTATCTACAGGTATCATACAGAAGCTAATTTTTTACTTTTTAATTTTTGTTCTAGGGTGAGTAATTCATCTTGATTATCCTCATCTGCAAGGAACTTTACCAATTCCTCTTCATCAATAGCCACTTCATATTCACCTTCGTATATTCTTCCATTAGGTTTAATTCTATAAACCGAATGTGACAAAGCTTGCTTAACTAAGTCTTTAATATGGAGTAAGTTTTCCTTCATATCTGCAAATCTTCCAAATATCTCAACTGGATTGAGACCTTGGTATTTACCATTCTTGAATTCTGTTTGTTTGAGAAGATTGTCCACTTGATTATACACAGCTTCTTCTTTTGTATCTTCTGTCACTGGTAAACCTAATAAACGAGCAACCTTTCTCTTTTTCTCAGGAGTCATAGAATCAAACTTAACAATAGCTTTATTGATAAGTTGTTTCTTCTTAAACATCACTGCATTTTCAATATCTTCATCAGCTACATAGAACTGTGTTTCTGCTGGAAACTCACCACGCTCCCAAGCTTGATAAGAGCTTGCAATTGTTGGGTGAACACGTAACCAAGCAAACGCTAGTTCCTGTAGAGGAACAGAAAGATCGAAATAATTATCTCCATCTACAAGTTTTACTGGTTGTACATGCAGCACGTCATCTGTAGAAGTTGAGAGTCCATAGTTCCAAAACTTAGAACGTGGTCCAAGATCAATACCACCAAGGGCATCTTGAAGCTTGTCACGAAGAGCTGTTACACGCTCAATCTCAATTTCTCTTTCAGTAGGATCACCAATTCTTCTAATGTATGCAGCTTGTGGATCTAATCCTGTTCTATACTGACCATCAAGTTCTTTGTAAGGATACTTGAATACGCCTGTACCAGGGATTCTTGTTAGACCTTTTTGAGCCAAACCGCTTTGCATTGTCTGCAACTGTGAGCTATTATACTCCTTCTTAATAGTGGAGATTTTTCCTGTCTTACCCATATGTAGTTTATTTTAACTTGGTTTTAATTTGCAGATGGGTCCCATCGAAGGGAATGCGACTGGGAGACACCCCAATCCATCCATCTGTAGTTTGAGGAGAGCCCTCCAAAGGTGGGAGGTAGGGAGGAGGGCTCTTCTCGGTAGGAATTGTCTAGAGATACTATCTCTAGAGAGGTTATTAGAACTGTGGGATTTCCTCAATAAGAACTGTACGAGACAAATCCTCAATGAATACATCGCAACGGTCTTTCATCCAAATCTCATAACCAGGGAACTTGTTAGCAGAGCTCATACCCTGAGACTTAGCAAAGCCTAAGTGGTGACGAGTTCCATCAATATATCCCCAAGTCATTGAAGGTGCACCCTTCATTCTTACTTCACGGATGTTGTTCACCATTGAACCATCGCTCATTGGAGATACATCAAATACCATGAATACAGGAGTAGATTTCTTGTTCTGACCGAATTCAAGGTTAGATTGTGGAAGATCCAACTCTTTCAAGTGAATCAACTCAACACGACCAGTCTCACGAGTAACCATTGCATCGAATGCAAAGTTATAAGTGATGTGCTGACCTTCGCCTTGCATATAACGATTTCCAGAATCAGCCATGAAGGTAAGACCACTGTTCAAAGCGTCATTCTTCAAAGCTTGTTGGAATACGTCAAAACCAGCTTCGTTAGTGTACATTTTAACTCTACGATCTTTAACATCAACCCTTCTGTAGAACAAATCACCAAATACAGAACGAATCAAGTTAGCAGAGAATTCACCACGATTGTATTGTACCAAGTTACCGTTGTTACGCATTCTGTGATAAACACCAGCAGAAGTACGCTTCAATTCTTGCTTGCTACCATTTGTTTTAACAGTGCCTGGCTTAGCCCAAATCATACGCTTAACTTTCAATTCAAGCATAGACTTACGCATCCAGAACTCGATGAATGGTTCCCATTTAACATCGTTTCTTGTAAGAGGAAGTTGATTCCTACGCTGTGGAGCATAAACAAGGATGTCAAGAGGCTTACCAGAAGCATCACGCATCATTTTGTCATCAGCCCACTCAGTGATCTTGTGCTCGAAACCATATGCAGAACCTAAAGATTCAAACATAGTGATTTGCTCACCAAGACGAGGAAGACCAAGCAAATCTTGATCGAACTCACCAATAGCAGCATCTACAAGCTCAAGTTCAATACCATACTGCAAGAAAGTAGAAGATACGAAATCTACAGTAGGATTGTCACTGATAAGAGTGAAAGAATAAAGGAAGCCCATGTTCCAAGGAACTGGATCCTTGATAACATAGAAACGAGGACCATACTGACGAGAACCAACAGAAACGATAGCGTTCTTAGAGAACTCATTGGTATCAAGTACCAATTGGAATTCTTGACCATCAATACCAGGCTTAGACAGCTCAGCTGTAGAAGTAGGTACATCAATGATCTTTGGGAACTTGTATGGAACTGCAACTTGCCATTTCCATGCATCACTGTTGTTGTCAATGTAATAAGGGGTTGACTTGTTGATCATGTCCAAGAAGTCATTGCTATAGAGGGAGCTCTGAGTGTAAAGGCTGATGATCTTTTTGTCATAATCAGCTGGCTCAGTTGAGTGGAAGCTCTCCAGGTGGTTAGCATCGGTAAGCTTACCAACAGCACGCTTATCCATAGAAGCCACCCTAGCATACGTAAATCCAGTTAAACCTGGGATTGTTTGAATTGCCATTTGTGTTATCTTTTAAATTAAAGGTTATAAATAAAATTAAAGGAACCAAGAATTAGGCTTGCTTGATTTACCACTGCTAGATTTCACTGAAGATTTGGAAGCTTGTCTAGCTACCTCACCAAAAAGATCATTTGATTTTTTGGTAATTCCTGTCTTCTGAATTGTGGATAGTGTTGGATCTTTCTCAATTATCTTGAGTAGAAGAGCAACCTTCACCTTCATTTCATGATTTTCAGGACGCTTCAGTTCTAGTATTGTACGGTCAAAGTCTGTGAGTGTTTCTCCAGAGGATGTCTTGTACTTATCTACTAGAAGGAAATCTTGTAGTTCGCTAGCAAGTTTTGGGTTTAGAGGAATACCATCAAACTCTTTTTGTTTGAGCTTATCCTGTAAAACCGTTTGTACATTAGCAACGTATTGCTGTTTGTACGCTTGTTGTTGTTTTAATTGTGATTCTCTTTCCTGTTCCATTTGTTGGAGCTTTGCAGCTTCCTTCTTAACAAGCACCTTATGGTGTTTTGTAGCAACAGTTTCGAGATCACCATAGTTTTTCAGACGCTCCACTTCTGTTGTAATGTCCTCAGCATCAAAGCCTTGGTCTGCTAGAGCTTGTTTAATAACTGCCACCTGATTATTCTCTTGTGACAGATCCATTTCTGAAAAACTCTGTATTTGATTATATGTGCCGAAATAATCCTTAGGGTTAACACCCTTTACAAAGATGGCATCAAAGGCTTGTTGGTAATCTTCACCAAACTGACCAATGAAATTATTCACCACCTCAATTGCACCTTTTTTCTTTTCTAGGTTGAATCTCTCAAGAAATTCCTCAGGAGTGGATATTGGTGTATCCTCTTCCTCATCATCTTTTGAAAAGACACCTAGTTTGAAAAGGTCTCTAGATAGAGCTGTGAATTGACTAACTTGTTCTTCTTCACCTTCTTCCTCATCTGAAGATTCTTCAGGTTTAGCTTCAGGAGTTTTCTTAACTTGTTGTTTATCAACCACTTCCTCTTCTTCCTCTTCCTCATTATCATCTCCATACAGAAAACTCTGTATGTCAACATTCTCTTCTTCCTTCTTTTCTTCCTGAGGAGCAGAAGCAGCTTTTGCAGCTTTCTTTTCAGGAGCTGGAGGAGCAGGTTCATCAATTGTTTTAATGTCATCAGGAGAACCTGTGGCAGTTTCAGGAGACATGAGATCGTTTAAAAGATCTGCATTACCCATTCCCATTTCCATTGTGTTCTCAATGCTAAAGTTTCCAAATGATGGAGTATCTAGATTTTCGGCCATATGTAGTTCTATTTATTTGGTTTTCAGCGTAAAAGTATATTAGAATTAGTTATTAACAAAGACATAGAACACTATATCACCCAATATTCGGGATAATATAGCATTATTATTTTTTACTCTAATCAAGTTTGTTTAGTATAGAGTCATTTATTATCCTGAAACTGCGTATAGGAGCTATGTCTGTAAGGGTGACTTGTTGAATGTCAACACCCCATTTTCTAGCTTCTACCCTCACCTTTTTAGTGAGGATGTTATCAATCTCAGGATCAATACACTGTTCTAACGGTAAGGATATTACAATGTTCTTAATGATAGACTGTGTCATGTCAGCCAAAGCATCCTGAGCATCAAACACCTCAAGAAGGAAAACCTTCACATCAGCTATCTTATACTTGATAACTCCTTTCACCACAATGTTCTGACGATCCTTTGTATAGAGCGATTGGGCTGCTAAACTCAAGGTTGTAATTACAACGTGCTGACTTATCACCTCATCAAATATTGGAAGTTTCACGTGGAACCCTGGTTCCAGTACCTTCTTAAACTTACCATTCCTCAATAGAACTGCTTGTTCATAGCTAGGAACAATTACAGCAGGTATGATGTAATTCCACCACGAAGTGAGCAGATCTATGAGTTTATCAAACATTATTTAGATTTTTTGTTCCTACCTTTAGCATTCTCCTTAGCAATAGCTAGATCGTTTGCTTGGTTTTCTCTAGCTAGCTGTAGCTTTTCTCTTTCGAGCTGTAGCTTTTCAGCAGCAAGTCTGTTCTTATTCTGTATGTCTGACATCTTAAGTTGATAGTCTTTAGCTGCAGCAGCTTCCTCACTAGCAAACTTACTTGCCTCTAACACATCAGGAACAGCGTTTGCATTAGCATCTTCACTCTCCACTCTACCAAATCCTGTAGCTTGAATGATAGCAATCTCTTTCTTGTTGATTCTGTCAAGCTCTTTCTGGTAGTTGTCATTTGCAATTTTCTGCTCATTAGCAAGCTGTGCTTGTTCCAATTGAGCTTGTGCAATTTGAGCTTGTTGCTCCATTTGCTGCTGTTGCTGTTGCATCTTCTGATCTTCCAACTGCTGTTGTCTATCCTTAAGCTGCTTGAATACCTTCTTCATTTGTCTCAATGAATCAGTAGAGTAAAGCTCAATGATGTCATGTAGAGAACCACCGTTCTGAATAACAGCTTGAGACAAGCTTCTGATTTCTTCAAATGATTTCTTATCTTCAGGTCTATTAGTTGCAAACACTTTCAAATCACGGAACTTAAGATCTGTACCATTCACTTGTACAAATGCAGACTCTCCATCTGAAGTGATATATGAAATAGTTGACTGAGGCTTCTTACTTTCTACATACAAAGAAGCATCAATGATTGCTTGGTACAATTGACCAAGAACATATTCATGTGCTACAAACAATGGTTCTGTTTGAGCATATGATTGTTGAATTGCAGCTTGTGTACCTGTAGCAGACTCACTAGCTGTAACAGAACCAAGTCTTTGTCTTGTCATACCAATCAATTCCCAACACTCATTCTTCAACTGCATAGCAAGTTGATATCTAGATTGAATCTCCTGCGTACGTGTAAGATCAATATCTCTAAACTGATTGAATGAGCTTGGGCTCTTGAGGTTCTCAGGAGAGTCATCAATAAATACCACACCTCTATTTCTAGCTTCCATTTCCCAAATGTCAAGAGCATCTTGTGCATCACCATCCTTTGGAACAGGAACGTGTCTAATAGATGTTAGATAAACCTTACCCACTTCTTTCTCAAGGAGTTTGTAAAGCTGGTTCATACATACGTTATACAACACTTGGAAAGGTTTCATCAAGTCTACAAGACTCTTAGCCTCAGTGTTCTTCACTTCATAATTAATACCAATGATTGGACAATAGTTAAGAAGCTTGAATGGTTTGATGTGATAGATATCTGGTCCAACCTTAATTCCCTGATACCACTGATTAATCCATCCCCACTCTAAGCTTTGTTCTGTAGGAATAGTTCCACTCTTGTAGTTTTCATCTACTAATGTAGACTGTTCGTTTCCTAATTCATCCAAGTAGATAAGCTTACCTATCTTCTTCTTACTCAACCAATAACATCTCACCACTACATACTTGTATCCAAATGAAGACACATTTGATGTTAGTCCTAAGAAATCTTTTAGACCATCATTGTTCTCCTTCATTTCACTTTCGATAATCATACGAGTTTGAAGAACTAGTGGATCATACGTATCGTATGTCACTGAATCAATGCCTGGTGTTACGTTAGGGTTACCTAGGTTGGATTCACGAACATTAATAAGTCCGTAGTCTTGGAGAGAACTTCTTAGATGGTCTATTTCTTCCTTTGTAAGATCAGGAACACTTTCAATAATTTCAGAAAGCTCCATCACTTGCACTGTACCAGCAGCATAAGCACCTTGTGCTCTACCTGTTGGATCAGAAATGTATTTTCTATCTGGTGTTGTTAAGAACCAAGTGTTCTTAGGGTTAGCCACTTCAATGTTATATCCCACCTTTGAGTTATCCTCATAGATGTGGTAGTATTCACGAGCAGATATCAACATGTCTCTGAAGGCATCTTCAGACTTCTCTTTGATATTGAACTCAGCTTTTGTAGCTGTAAGAATGTGGTTAGCCCACTTCTCTGCTGCTGAAGTGTAAGAATCAAGTTCATCTTTCACTTCCTCAAGAGTCATCTGTTGAAGTTGTTCTTCATCTATCTCTTGTCCCTGAAGAGCAAGATTCTCTTGTATCTTTTGTTTAGCTTGAGTGATAACGTAGTTTTGAAGAATATCTGTTTTAAATTCAAGTTCTTCAGACTGGCTGTCTTCATCAAATGCTTTAATCCTGAAACCATCAGGACGCTTTGTTATCTCTCCAACAAGCTCGTTAATTGGCGTGGTGATGATAGAGTAGTGTTTCACATATGCAGGTAACTGTAGGTCAGCTGTGAGCATATCAGTGAAGCTTCTCACTTGAGGTTCTTGATAGAAATCCTCCATACGAAGAATACCTTTTACAAGGTCATAGTTCTTTACAAACGTATCTCTATTTTTTACATACTCAGCATAAGCTTTGTTGGCAAAATAGTCCATTGTGTTTTTAATCCAGCTCTCATCTTTTTTCTCCTTCTCAGTTTTAAATTGATCAGGAAAAATGTTCAGATAGGCGTATCTGATAGTAGCGTCTTTCGTATATCTTATTATTGCCATTATGTAAAAAGTTTACGTTTGTATTTACTTGATCCAAACATTCCTGGTGATTTTGTGTCAAACAATTTTATACCACCACCTCTGTTTGTGAATAATGCTTTCACTCTTTCATCACCGCTTCCTCCAACTCTACCCATAATTGGGTCAAGTTTGAGAGCCTGTGCTATTGCTAGTTCTGCTGCTACAATACGGTCAAAGTTTCCTTGATCATGGTATTGTATTATCTCCTCTAGAAGAACAGGATCAAACACCTTGCTCACGCCTGTTATCTCTCTAATCAGGTTTCCATTATCGTCCTTCTCTGTGTGTATAACTTCTTCCAAATACTTCTTCAAGCAGTTGTGAAGATAGTCAATTATCTTTTGAGAACTTCTATGTATACCATATTCACGTTTAACTGTGGTGTTTGGTACAATCTCCATCAACCATTGAGGTTGTTTCTCAAGATAGTGAGCGTCTCCTTTTGCTTTCATATATTCTATGAAGGAGATATCATCATTTTCACAGAGCGTTCTAGCATTGTAATACTTGATAAGCAATCTAGCTTGTTCTTCCCAAGTTTCCTTCTTATCAGGTCTAGCTACATACGAAGCTACGAACATATCTTGATATTTCTCACCTGTTAGGTCATGCATTCTTTTATAAATATACACAGCACCTAAAGATGAGCTATATGCAGATTGTCCTTGCCTATATGGGTCAACTCCTGCAACATACAATCCATAAGGAGGATTTGCTACAGGGAACTCATATATTACAACAGGAGCATCCTTCAGATCGCTGTTCTTGAGAGGGAAGTTTGTAATGGGCTGTTTGTCTGAAAACTCATGCCCTATCTTCTCTCCATCAGAGAACAGAACAACAGAAGTACCTGTACGGTCATTCTGAAGAATCCTAGTCTTCTGCCTCTTGGCAGCTTCAATATCAAATATATTAGTGTCCTCGTTAAGGAATATATCATCAACTTCCAATGGGTAGTACATCTTTTCTTTAAGATATGCCACCCTATCTCCAGCCTTCTTTAATCTTTCAAGGTTGGTTGTAGTTATTTGTTTTGCTTTTTCCTCATTGCTAACCAGCATAGGGATATTGTGCAAATCGCTATCAGTTGGTTGCTCAAGAAACGCACCAAGGCTGGAGTCTTCTTTAGCTTCCATCCTATATTTGTAGGAGATGAATAGTCCATGTACTCTAGTTGTATCTTTTTCATTATTGTATGTAAGAAAGTTAAAGTTGTCTACATCGAACATTAAGCTCTTTGCATCCATGAATTTCTTCATATCACCGCCTGTACCTGTAAGAATAGGAGAGCAACCCCATCCAAAAGGTGTGGTGAAACCAGGCACAGCTGCCTGAAATCCTCTGAGAAAATTCCCTTTACCAATCTCATCAATAATTAGTTTTCTTGGTTTTGTACCTGCAATAGCTTCCTCATTATTACCCTCATCAAGGTTACGTATAAGGATTTGGGAGAACGGTATCCTTTCTCCTCCCTTTGTTTTAATACCTAAAGTCACTTGGTTCTTCCAATTATCCTCAATTCTCTGCCATCTCCAAGCTTCTGGAAGGAAGTTTAATCCCTTGTCAATCTTATCTGTAATCAGTTTTATATCTGGAGCATTCAATCCAGCAATAATATTCTGACTGTTTTCATCAAACGTAGCTCCCCATGCTATATAACTAGCCTCAAGAACAGACTTAGCAAAACGTCTAATTCCTAGAATAACTAGCCCTTTCTTCTCCTGTTGAGCCTTATCTATTTCGTTGGTTACTATCCACTCATTATCACGAAGCAGTGGATTTGCATATTGTTGGCTGATTCTACCTCTCTCATCTATGACATCCACTTCTGTGTGCCAGATGTTCAAGTGCCAATATAAAAAGGGGTTGATATACACCCCATTCATCATACATCCATTTAAGCACAAATCCTTATGAAAGTTAAAAAAGTCTCTAAACTCCTCACTCTCTTTGTCAGGAATGCGCTTCTGGTTAATGAACCAGTCTTTATAATCCACACTTTGAATTATGCTCATGATCTCCTACTTTTCAGGAAATCTTCAGCCATTGAGCTAAGTTCTCCCTTTCCCCTCACTTCCACCTTAGCTTCTTCTATTTTACGTAGCTTATCAACCACCTCAAGAAGAGCTAGATAGTTCTTCATTGTCTCCTGAATGAACTTACCCTGTGCTTCAATAGAGGCTATCACCATAGGTAACATTCCTCCTTTAGCTGTAGGCTTCCATTCAATTCTGTCTTTTAGTTCATGCAAGGGATTTGCATCCACATAAGCTTTCCAGGACGTAAGCTGTTGCTCTGCCCAATCAAGCTCTGCATTAATATATGTAGTTTTTTTAATAGCTGTCGCCATCTTCTTCTTCTTTAAACAGACTGTCTAAATCCATCCCCTCTCTCAGTATCTGATCAAGCTCCTCATTGTCTGCTATATGAGGAATATCTAATTCCATCCTTGTTTTATACTTCTCTAGCAGGAACACAAACTCTTTGTCTGACAATCCCCACACTTCTCCATAACCATCTAACGCTGTGGAAAGATGCCTACCCATGTTATAATCAGGATAGGTTTTGTGCAAATCCTCCAGAAGAGTCATGATTTGCTTGTGATAGTTTGGTTTCCTTTTCATAGGCCATTATTTAATCAAGAGCCCTGCTTCCTTAGCTGATAGTTTTGAAAGACTTGGAGCAACAACGTCCTTTAGAAGTTTCTCAATTTGTTCGTTGGCTGCAATCTTCACTTCTTCTGACACACCTGGTGTGGCAACAAGAGCTCCTAATTTCTCAATAACAATCCATGCTTCTACTACTGGGTTCATAACAGTTGGTTTAAGTCGTCATCCGACAGTTTAATATTTATTTTAGCTTTAACATTCTCATCACTACTGTCAGTTTCCTTTTTGTTTGTAGTGGGAATATTGTCAAAGTTTTCTCTTAGCTCTGTGTTCATATACTCCTTCGAGAAGGAAATACCTATGGTGTCCTGAATCTTGTCATTCAATCCTATAATGTCAACATAATCCACCCCCTTATCATAAAGGTCGACCAGTATACCTATAAGACTGTCCAAGTGAATCTTCTTAATAGTGACTTGTTTATCCTTCGCCATCATCTTCCCCTAGGGTGTTTCTTATTTCGTCATACTGATCATCTGTCATCAAAGCTTTCCAATATTTCATTGGGCAGTTACAAGACAGACATTTAGTCTTGGCAGCCAGTGTACATCCACAATTTGTACAATGTACATCTGGTCTAGAGGTGGTGTATTTACCATCCTTCTTCCTGTTCTCTGAGTAGTAGTGGCACTCCTTACAGATAGCCATCCTGCTCTCACTAACAGATTTAATCTGCTCCTTCATATCTGACGCAGGGATCAAGTGATTCTTCCACCCCTCGTAGATCTGTAACAGATTGATTTTCATTGGTTTGTAATTTTGGTTTTAAAACTTCTATACCAGCTAGTGTGTTTGCCAGCTTCACTGCTGCCGAATTTCTTCTCTGCTCTGACAGTGACTCGTCTGCTGCCTGCTTTGCAAACAGCTCAGCCTTACTCAACATCTTCTCCATCCTCTTCTGCGCCTTCTTCTGGTTGAAATAAAACTTACCAAACCCACTGATTTCCAAGCTGTTATTCTCTTGAAGAGCTACATTGGCACTCTGAAACTGATGGTTCACAACTGCCTCAATAGTCTTCTCACTGAGCATCATCTTCACAGACATCATCCTGATGAGATAGTCCTTAACAGACATGCTTATAGGCTTATCCATTGCTTGTAATTTTAACTTCCAACACTACATCATTCTCAAAATCAAGCGTAATTACAGGATTAACCTTTATCTTACTTCCATCCTTCACCAACACCCCCACCTTCTTCAGCTTAGAAATAATATTATTAATCGTAGGAGGAGAACTCTTATACTTCTCACAAAACTCTTCTCTTATATTACCATAAGAAATGTTTCCCTTAACAGCTGTAAAAGCTACCAACTGTAACTCCCTCTCTGTCAGATTGAGACTGTTCACAGCAGACAGAATGGAATAATACCTCTGTGCTGCCTGAAACACATCTGTCTCAGCCTTCTTGAGCTTCTGTACAATTGTCTTTTTAACTGTTGGTTCCATACGTAATTAATACAAAGGTAGGGATAAATAAAACACTGGCAAATAACCATTTATGTTATTTGTAAACACTAATGCTATATTATGCTCAAATTAATCGTTAGGCTTCCAGAACACAAACACAATGTTAACAAAGAACAAACCAATTGTCACTTCGTCCTCAAAACTACCATCTTCCAACATGTGTCTATCAGAGAATATTCCAATCTTATAAAAGGGAGACTGAAACGTATTAATCTCTAAACCAATATCCACCTGAGAACATCCCTTAAAGCCCATGAACAAAGCTAGAAGAAGAACAAACAAAACACCAATGATCCATACCATAGCTATTCTATATTAAGGAGGTTAATAAACATTCCCACCCTCCGCCCTCAAAATTAACCCCTAGGGGATATACAAACCAAATTTATTTTTCATGGATGTCCCAAGTTCCTCTAGAACACACTACAGACCTGCGCAAAAATTTTTTTCCAAATATGGGGGTGTACCGTATAGAAGGGAGAGAGGGCTACTCCAAGCTGCAGACCCTATGGACAAATTGGGAGTGGGATAGTCCCCCTACTCTTTTATTATTAACATTTTAAATCGAAAAGCAAATGAAGAATTTTGCAATCCACAGCGGTAACTTCTCAACAGGAAAAGGTAACTTCACAGGTTACACAGCATTAGGAGAAAGACTTTTCATCCACAAGAGCCAAATGAATGGTCTTGGTTGGACAAAGCAGGAAGACGTAAAGTTTCCATTCTATGCTATTGGTGCAGTTAGACAGATTGGTCAACTTGACGCAAATGGTCAACCAATGGTTAATGCAGACGGAACACCAGTTCTTAACGACAGACTACAAGCATTGAGCATCTTCCCAAACAAAGAAGCTCTAACATCTGCTCACGTAGACACAGCAACTCTTGACATAGAGATTAAGCAAGCAGTTAGTGCACAAGCAAAGAGTGCAGGCTTGACAGAATCTGCTATCAACAGCTTGCTTTCTGTTGCCATCTAATTCAATTGAACTCCTCACAACAGCGTGGGGAGTTCTTTTGTTATATATAAGGGTGGGAATCAACAGATTATGTTGAATTGGGTGGGTGAATTATGGATGTAAATAGGAGGGTGTGTCATCATCTCATGCCTATTACTACTATATTCAGACATCATCAATAACACATTATACAGACAATAGATATAGCTTTAATATGCAGTTGGCTCTCTACATTATGGAAATGTAAAAGATAAGGGAGAGATGCCATGTTTACATGGTTATTAACAAAGGAAATGAGGGTTCGAGTCCCTCCAGCTGCACAAAAATATTGCAACCGATAACGCCTGACATTTCTATGTTGGGCTTTTTAATGCACCATTTCAGCTTCCCAAGGGCTGACAGATTGTAATAAGGTATGTATAATCCTCTCATGCAGTAAGCATTGATGATTCTTTACACTATGAGAACTTATTACATTCTGAGTGCAGAGGGATTTCTGTTGCACATGGAACACATAGAGAATACAATCTAGGCAACAGTGGGTTGTATTTTCATTAAACTTATTTCCCACAGATTGGATCAGTAATAGAGCGACAGTTCTATTAAGGGAACACTAAATAGTAGAATTTAGGGGTTCTTACGTTATATATGTTTTTCTACTGACATATATGAATGTTGTGCAGGTTCGATTCCTGCTTGTGGGGCTCATTTATTTACACAAACCAATTAAAACCAATTAGTTATGACTGTTATTTTCGATAGATTAATGAATGGCTGTATGAGGGTGTATATTCACACGTTCTCAGCTGTTGACCAAGCTAAGTTCACTAATAAACTTTATTCACATTCTGAATACGATACAAATTGGTCTCGTAAGATTTCTGAATGGATTGATAAGTCATATTGTAAGGATTATATTAAGGAGGATATGATTGGTCATGATACATGTATTACAGTTCTTACGTTCATTGATATATCATCCACCACTGATTTCATACAAGAGCTTAATGGCTATTTTTATGATAATGAAGATAGTTCTTATGCACATATGGTTAAATTTCAATCTATTAGCAAAACTAGCTAGCACATATAGAGCTCAATCATTCTATTCACAGGCTTTATGTGTTAATAACAACCGAACCACGCGTATGGTCTACGGATCAGGTAGTGGGGAATAGATGCTTCAACCAGCACAACGGTACAGAGAGGGTAATCAGTCCTCTCAATTCTTTTTTCCTTATCTTTGTGCTAAAACCTATTAACATGAAAAATACCAACCAGTCTTTATTAGTTTACAGCGTTATTATGTTCTTCTTGACAACCACTATTCTTATGCTTATTATTCTTAAGGATAATAGACCTATGTATGTTGAAGAAGCTTATGTTCTTAGTATTCTTGTATTTGCAGGATATGGGAGTTCGTTTCTCTCATATATGACATGGAAAGAGTCTAAATCATTATAAGTCAGTCAGTTGAGTTTTAAGAGTTATTCGCCCTGTATGTCCATATGGGGCTCTTTTTTGTTCCAACATTAATATAGCATTATTAACCATTTCAATTATAATCAAATGAAAACCATTTCACTTACACCAACAGAGTTTTATTCCTTTAAACAAGTAGCACATTTCTTCTTTGATATGTATGTCAAGAGTGGATTTGTACATGTTACAGCTAATGTTGATCATTTAGACAGTATTGGCTATTAATAATAGGCTTATGAAAAAGATATTGAAGTTCTTAACATGGCTTGAGCAATATAGGCTCAAGCTCATGGAAAGAGCAGGCAGAGGTTATTAGTTCGACTATTGAAAAGGGGGAGTTCACATTCCCTTGTACCCTTGCACCAGGGTTGGGTTAGACATAGATTAGATGGCTTATTCTTTCCCCTTTACCATTCTCGGTGGTTTTGAATTTGGAATTAATCTAATCAGGTGGGAGGCTACTGCCAGAGTGTAGCAAAACTTTTTAAAACCATATAAACCAATCAGTTATGTTTATTGAAGCACTAATGGTGTTCAAGAGCTACAAACCTCTCAAGCTTGAGAAGGGAATGTTGTTCATTGTACAGCAACCAAGGTATAAAGAAATAGTTAAGCTAGACAGAGTTCCTGCTAATGAGGAGGAATATGTTAAAATCAATGGCTATCCTGTAGAGCCATATATAATTGATCTTGTCAATCCTAATTTACCACAAAATGAGGTGATTCTTGCCACACCAGAGCAAATAGGCTGGTTTGATGAGGGTGAATGGTGTGATGAGTTATGTGATATTGAGGTGAGACATTTCAATAGGATAATAGAGGGCTATGATGGGTATGTTCTTATTGAGGTGGATTATCATGAGGATGAGGATGATGAGAACATGTTGTCACCAGTATTATACAATAACAAGGTGACCATATCATATGCTGATCTAGAGGATGAATATGACGAGGATGATGATGATGATGAAGAAGAATATGATACACACACAGAAGACAGTTTTGACTAATTAAATCAATTAAACAATGAAAGCAATTCTAATCTATTTAGGTTTGGCTGATGAGCCTATGCCTAAACAACAACATATTCAAAGATTTCGTACAACGCTTCCTGAGGAGCAACTATCATTCCAAGAATGGTGTGATACATTACGTGTTTCTATGCTCCATGGAAGACAAGCAACATATTTTGGTTAACAATTGGTGGTTTAATGGTGGAAAACAGCCTCAGGAGTGATTCCTGGGGCTTTTTCTTTTCTTTAAACAGCTTAAAATCAATTACTTATGTGTATATTTTGCGAAGCAACTGAAGATCAAATAAAAGAATACGGAGAAATATTTGGATATCCAGACTGTTGTATAACAAGAATATTTATCAGACATTAAGATAATGTATGAGACAGGAGAAGATGTGCGTAATGATGATCAAATTAGTATTGCAAGAACAACAGCAGGCTTTGTACCATGTAAAATGCATGCAAAGCTTATTGTAAATAATGAGATTTCTCCTGAAGAATTAGTTATAAAACGTAGAAACATCAAGAAAGCAAAGAAGTTAAATAAAAGAGTTTTATCTTCTCACATTTAAACATTGAAAGCATGGCAAAGAAAAAAGAAACTTACTTAGAAGCAGCTAAGAAAATAGCTGTAAGAGAATTTTTATTCAGTCATTTTAAATTCAATAATATTGTAGGACTAGCTGGTCCAGATATTAATGAGTATTTAGCTAAATGTAAAGAGAATGGCTTTAAGAACATCATTGTATATGAAAGAGATTTAGAGACAGCTGTTAAACAAATGCAAATTGTTGACAATCATAACTTTCAGTACAAAATTGGTGACATATTACACGCTAATCCAGATTTGGATGATACTCTATATGATTTAGATTATTGCGTAACAGCACGTTATATGAAGGAGCATATTGCTAAGTTTAAAAAGAACTTCATTATGACATTCTCTAGACGTATTAAAGATATAGAATCACTAGCTACATTCTTTAAAACACGTGGTGAGAAAGTAATTAAAGAAATTCAGTCACAGCATCCTATTTTACACACTGTGTATGAAACACACAATGGAGGAGTATATATTTATACACCTTACAGAGACACATCAAACATGTTTTGTATAGCTAAAATTAAATAAAATGAAAAGAAAAATCAATTTTTACACAGACCTTCAGAATCAGACACTAGTTAAGGAATTGCACAAAGGAGTATCAGTTAGTGAAATAGCTAAGAAATATTCTAGTTTGTGGAATAGACCAAAAGCATCTCTTTACATAAAGGTTATGAAAATGAGAGACAACCCAACATCTACACGTGTAGCTAAAAAGGGAATAGAACTTCCTAAAGGTTGGTCATTTGACATAGCTAATGTTAAAAGAGTAGTTTTACATAACAATAACAGTGTCACATTATACTTCTAATCATGAGAGAATTACTAATCGATTCTATTCTTGACTTATCAGGAGATGAGTATGAGACAGTTAATGATGTAATAGAGCTAGCCAAAGAGAACGAATTACAGCTTGTTGAAAGACTAATAGCTGTAGCTTGTTTCTATAGGGACCAGCTCGCTGACTGTTAATAGTCACCAATAAATCCATATATATGTCAACACTATCAGTTTATTCCAAAGAGCACAATTACTCACCAATTGAGAGAAAACATTTTGTTTTAGCCAGTAAGTTAATTGATGCTATTTTCAGTGAAAAGAAAGCACAGAGGAAGTTGGTAGTTGAGAGAGACAGATTCATCTATGTTCCTTCAGATGGAACTAGAAAGATGGTCATTAGACTAAAACGTCTCTCCTAAAAGCAAAAAGGGAGCATGTAATGTGCTCCCTTATTGTTTTTCATAGATTGTGGATTATTTCTTAGACAGTACAGACCACACACCACCAATAAGGGTGAGTAGTGCACCAGACAATTCTACATAAAGAGATTCATCAATGTAGCCTTTAGCTATAACAAGACCACCAATAAATGTAAAAGCGTGTCTAAGAATACCTAATACTTTTTCTTGCATAATTAAACATTTAGGCGTGCAATATAGACAAATTAAACCAAACCACCAAATTTAAGCCATGAAAAGACTAATTAAGTTAATTAGATGCAAATTATTAGGCCATAAATGGAGAATTATGTATGTTTACAGTATAAAAGCTCACGTAAAATGTGATAGATGTGAGGCTACCAAGGATGATTATATTGATGAATTCATAAAGTTTGAGCTATGATGTACCAAACTATACACGAGGTAATGAATCCTTTTGATGTAGAAACACCATTAGGATATGGTGTAGTGCTATTTATGATAGCAGGATCTATTCATTCCAATCCACAGTTTATTGTCAGATTGTACAATACAGGAGATGTTAGAACAGTGGATCAGAATGATATAAAGATATATGGTAATCCTACAGCAGGTGAATCATTATTGCCAAAATCAGTAGTATAATTCGGATTTATTTCGAATTACATGTATATTTGTAACATGAATCAGTGCTTAATATATGGGCTCAGGTGTCCTAAGACAGATGATTACAGATATATAGGTAAGAGTAGTTCTGGTATGTCAAGAGCTAAAACTCATTTAACATTCTCACACAACGAGTCTGTTAATCTTTGGGTTATGGAGCTAAGGGAACAAGGTTTGTGTCCATTGATAGATGTTCTTGAGGAATGTAACGAGGGTGATTTACTAGCAAAAGAGAAGTTTTGGATTCAGTTTTATGAGAGTGCTGGTTGTAATCTATTTAATGTTACTAGATATGAAGGTGCTGCTATTAAAAAGTTACAGCAAGAGATACTTGAAGAACAACAGAAACTAAATGACATTCTACAGGGTGTAAAAAATGAGGTGAATGAGTTGTCCAATTTACACACATTTGTAAGAAATAGGAGAAAGAACCTAAAGATAACACAAGAAGATTTAGCAGAACTGGTTGGTGTATCAGAAAAGACAATACACCAAATTGAGAAAGGAGAAGGGAATCCTTTACATTCCACTGTTCTAAAAGTGTTAGATGTATTAGGATTCAAACTTGTCCCTAAACTTAAATAAAGTATCATAAAAGGTAATATAATACGGATTTTGTCCTTTAAATAACACATTATGGATAAAGAACAACAAAAGAAACTACTAACAGAAGTAATGAATGATGATGCTAAGGATGGACTATATGAAACATGGGAGGATATAGAGAAAGAGTATTTGAAGGAAGAGTATCCAGTGTTTGGTGGTCCTTTTAATGCAATGTCACCATTTGAATGGTTAAAGAAATACTATTATTCACCAAAAAGAAAATGAAACATGGAAAACAATCCAATAGAAAGATGTATATTGTGTGACAAGGAAACACAATACAGATTCAATGATCACATTGATTATAGAATAGGTTATGTTGAAGGTGCTGGACAGCTTTGTTTACATTGCTTTAATAACGACAGGCAAAATGAAATGAAGGTTGTTATACATATAGATGAAGATACAATACTAAACACTCCTAATGATATGGAGCTTGGTGGTATGGTTAGAAATTCATATTACAAAACAAAAGGATTATAACATGGCAAAGGCTAAAAAGAAGGGGCACATCACAATGAAGGTTTATGATGATTACAATGTACATTTTGTAATAGATGGACCTGATAATTGGTTAGCAGCAGGACTTGCTGCTGGATTAGAAGATAATAGACTTTCTACCCTTGTTGTTACAGCAGCTGAGGCTTTGTTAGTAGCACATAATGAAAGAAAAGAAAAGAAAGCAAAAAAGAAAGCAGCTCTTAAAAAGAAAGCAGTAAAGAAATGAATGTAATAATTTACGATATAGAAACACTGAAAGAATACTTCTTGGTTGTTTGTCTCATTCCTCAGGAGCCATACAGAGTGTTTAAGGTGAATAGTGAACAGAATGATTTAGATGCATTTGTTAGATTCACAGAACAACATCAAGACTATTACTGGGTGGGTTATAACAACTTACGTTTTGATAGTCAAGTGGTTGAGTGGGTGCTTAGGAACTATGAGCATTGGCATGAGCTGAGCAATCTAGAAATAACATCTAGAATAGCACAGAAAGCTGCTGATGTTATTCATGATGCTAATTATGATGTGTTTCCTGAATATCGTGAATCAGACTTGACACTCAAACAGATAGATCTGTTTAAGATACACCACTTTGACAATAAGAACAGACGTGTTAGTCTTAAGAGACTAGAATTTGAAATGGATCTTGAGAACATTGAAGAGATGCCTATTCATCATTCTAAAGAAGGAATGACACATGATGATATTGTAACTACAACAGGATATTGTCTTAATGATGTCTGGGCTACATATCAGTTCTATCTTGTCACTATTGGTGAGACAAATCATCCTCTGTACAAAGGGAACAACCAAATAGAGCTGAGGCTAGATATTGAATCAGAGTTTGGTATTCCATGTCTTAACTATTCAGATAGTAAGATTGGTGATGAGATGATCAAGAAGTATTATTGTGAGGAAAAGAGAATTGATTACAAAGAACTTCCCAAAAAGGGAACTTTTAGAAAGAATATAGCTGTAAAAAGCTGTATTGCTGACTATGTACAGTTCCAAACACCTGCATTACAAGAGTTCCTCAAGAAGATCAAGAAGATGCATCTTGGTATCCAGGATGACTTTAAAGAGGAAATACATTTCTACAACAATGTATATTCATTCATGAAAGGCGGATTACACACAGAGAACAAACCTGAGGTGTTTGAAGCTGATGATGAATATGAGATTATTGATTGGGATGTAAGCTCTTATTATCCTGCTATTATTATTAACAATGGTCGTTATCCTGCACACTTGGGTAAACAGTTTCTTTCTGGATATAGAAAGATGTTTGAAAAGCGTCTTGAGCTAAAACCACTAGCAAAAACTGATAAGCGTATTAAAGGTATCGTTGGTGCCCTAAAGCTTGCAGTAAATAGTGTTTATGGTAAAAGTTCAGACATGCAGAACTGGATTTATGATAGGCAACTAACTATGTTCACCACTATTACGGGTGAGCTTAGCTTGATGATGCTTATTGAGGCATATGAACTTAAAGGTATACATGTTATATCAGCTAATACAGATGGCGTAACTATTCTGATTAAGAAAGACCAACTTGATGTAATGAATTCAATTAATGCATGGTGGTCCACTCTCACTCAGTATGAACTAGAACGCACTGATTACAAGAAGATTATATTCTCAACAGTTAATGACTATCTAGCAATTAAAACAGATGGAGAAGTTAAAAAGAAAGGGGATTTCCTCACGGATTTTGAATTACATAAGAACAAATCAGCCAGGATTGTGCCTTTGGCTCTCGAACAATATTATGTTCATAATATACCTATTGAGCATACTATTGTCAATCATAGCAATATCTTTGACTTCTGCTTAAGACAGAAAGCCAGTAAAGACTTTCATTATGAGGGACTAAATAGAGCTAAAGGTGAGAAAACCATATACAATAAGCTGATTAGGTATTATGTATCCAACACAGGAGAGAAGCTGCTCAAGGTGAAGAATGATGATAGTGATAGTGGTGCAGCAGATGTTTCTCAAGTGGAGGCTGGTGAATGGGTTTGTACAGTTTGTAATAATCTACCAAAGACTACTGATGTAGCTACAGCAGGAATCAACTATGATTATTATATAGAAC